AAATTGCATCACCGACACTTAGCTTTATAGGTCCTAGTTGAATAACAAATTTATCTACTGAACCTTGTACGCCAGGGAAAATACCAGCTATTATTGGCGTAATAAGATCTTTCGTAATTGCAGTAAAAAATTGGGACAATGACATACCGACATAAAGACCGACTGCGATTGTTAACACACTTGTAGAACCGTCCATTTATCCAAGAGAACACATTTCTTTTCGTTGTATGAAGTAGTATGGATACTCGCTTCTGGGGTCCAGCAGGGTGGGATTTGCTCCACCGAATATCGTTTCATTCCAGAAATCCACACGCGTTATTAGAAAACATGGCAGAAATTTTGCCGTGTAAGTTTTGTAGAAATTCTACGCGTAGATTTGTCAAACAAGTACCTTATAATAAAAAGCCAGCTGAATGGCTTTATAAAATTCACAATATGGTAAATCATAAATTAAGAACTCAGTGTGCAAATGATCCAAAGGTTATTAATCCTGGTCCAGATCCATCATTTGAAGAAGTAAAACAAACATTTCAAAACAAAAAGTTGGATTCAGTTGTAGGAGAAAATTTTTTGATGTCTATTGCCGTTAATTTTATTAAAACTCCAAAACGAAAAGAAATCCAAAAAAGATTTTTACATAACCTATCTCAAGCATATCCTTTATTCAAAAAGTTTTACGATTCAAATCCTCCGGACTTTTCAAACTATTCTGAATGGATGAACAAATTTACAAAAATATCGATTTCAGAAGTAGAAAGTTTTAAAAGTAAGTGTAAGAAGGGTAAAACTTGTAGGAAACCAAGTGGAGGTGGAAGAAAACTTACTGTTCGGTATAAGCGAAAAGACCTAAAGAAAATATAGCGAACAAAACCGCAAGCCAACGAAGACCTTTAATAGATTCTTTGAACCAGAATACCCCGAGAACAGTTACGAGTACATCTGACGTCAAATCCCATATCAAATTCATCGCAGTCAAAGACTCATGTTTCAAAGACTTAAAGAACAAGAATGGTTCAATCGCATAAACGAGTGTAGCAAGAGACAATGCTGTACCAAATGAAATTTGTCCTTTGCTAGAGTATTTAGCAAGAGACATCATAATAACATCTATAAACGCCATCGCTAAACCAAAAACAATTGGAAGGACAGAAAACTTTCCGACCTTCCAGTTTACACTTGAAATCCATAGATCGAAAAAGTCTTTCATTTGCTTTTAACACGGGTTAGTTTCAACGCCTCTGCAATGCGGACGTGTTTTGCCGTGTAGACTCCTGGTCTCGCCTTTTCCTTCTGATTCTTCTTTGATTCTCGTCGTGTCTTTGGTTCGTCCATTCTACTACATATCAGTGTGTGGAAAATAAATCCGTTTTTCATGTTTGAGACTAATAAATGGAGTCGTGGTATCCATATGTTATCGGAAGTGTAGCCTTTTTCTATATTCAATCATTCAATCGAGTTGCAAAAATGTATTTTGAAAGCGAAAAATCACTTTCGTGGAATGATTTATTCACGAAAGTGATTCCAGTTAACCCTTCTGGGGGTTGAACCCAGGGCTTCCCGCTTAGAAGGCGGGCGCTCTAACCACTGAGCTAAAGGGTCATTGATGACGGTGGGGTTCGAACCCACGAGGATTTCTCCAGCAGATCTTAAGCCTGCCTCCTTAACCACTCGGACACATCATCAAGTATATTTAATAAAATATGTTTAAACCTATTGACGATCTCGAATAATCAACAATGTTTTTAACGCAATTTTATTGATATCGGCAATATCTACTGGATTCACATTATGGAACATGTAGTGTTCATGATTACGCATTTCATTAATAATTATGATAGCTTGTTCCATATTTTCAGGATTTCTACTCAACATTCTACGTGTTGAACGTTCACGAAAGAAGTATAAAAGTTTTACCATGTTTGTAGGATACTCACCATTGGCTGTATGTTTTAGACTGTTTGCAATCTTGTTCCACCTGTTAATTACGTAAGAATCAAAATAGTATTCTGCAAACTTTTTCATTATAGAGCACATTCTCTTATTAATCATAAGAGTTATAAATCTGTTTTTCACTTAGTTCTTACTACCTTTTTGCGTCGTGTTTTCCTTCTTTTAGATTGTTTAGGCTTCCACGAAGTCCAGTGGTCTTTCGTTACGATCCATAGTTCAGAATGACATTTTGGACAGTCTCCAACATCTGGAGAACAACATTCCATTATTATAGCTGAAAACGTTTTTTAAAGTCAGACAAAGACGCCTTGAACGTTGGCTTATTCCACAAAATCCACTTTGATAACGCACCAGGTGTATCGGGCTTTTGCCAATGTTCTCCCATTCCCGAATGTCGTTTTAAATAACGAGCTTTTCTTTTCGTGTCTTTGTGTTTGGTAAAATCAGAATAACCTTTTTGACCGAAAGGAACTACTTTCTCTTTTCCATCTTTTTCAAACACAGCGTCCCATTTCTTTTCCTTTTTGTGAGATTTACGTACAGTTTTTAAACGTAATCCTTTCATATTAATATTCTTCTAGAAAAACCAAATGGATGCTTGGTACAAAATTGTTGGAAATTTAAAAGATGACAGCGAAGTTCCATATTCTACACAGCAAATAACACACAATATCTTTCGTGAATTACGAAGAGCAAAAATCAAGGACAAAGGCAAATTTAAGAATCGAATGGGTGGAGAGTTTGAAGCTTGGGCTTATCATTTAACTGAACGCTATCCAGAACATATGATTAAAGAAATCTTGAATGATGATGAGTTCTGGGAAGAAACGCTCAAGATTACTCAGCGGATATGATGGAAGGACGACGGCGTACTGGGGTATATTTTGGAGTCGGCATAGGTTCAGGAGGATACTCGTTAAATAAAACATTTGAGATTCGAATATATGTTATGATCAATGGTGTAAGTGGTCTATTTGCATAATATTCCATTTATAATTAGTTTAGTGAAAAATGGAACAATCTAAAGACATTACTTATAATAACAAGAATGGGTGACACAATTATTGGAGTCCAGTTTGGAATTGCAAATCCTGATGACATTCTTTCAAGGAGTGTTGTAGAAGTAATCACTGATAAAACATATCAAGCACAAGTTCCAGTCCAAGGTGGAGTATTTGACCCGCGGTTTGGAGTTATAGAAAATGGCAAGGTTTGCCCCACGTGTAAACAAACAAATTTACTTTGTTCTGGTCATTTCGGTCACATTCGTCTAGCCCGACCAGTATATCTTTACCAGTTTCTGGATATCGTTCAAAAGATTCTTCAAATTATTTGTCTTAATTGCAGCAATCCATATATTTCCGATGAAGAGTTTGAAAAGTTTGATAAGAAGTTGACTGGTATGGATAGATTTAATGCAGTTCGAGAGCGCGTAATGTCTTTCAAGACAAAAGAGTTAAAGACAAATCCATCATGTATTCATTGTGAGTCTCCAATTATTAAGAAAATTGAAAAAGCCGAAAACACCGTAGCTACTCTTGAGGCGGTGACTTATGATGAAGACGCTGACAAAATTCCTCTACAACCCGAAATGGTGCTACGTTGTTTCCAAAGAATGGCTGATCGACACATTGATTTTCTTGGTCTAAGCTCTAAGTTTAGTCGCCCTAGTTGGATGATTTGTACAGTACTTGCTGTACCACCTCTCACCGTTCGCCCATCAGTTGTAATGGATGATAATCAGCGAATGGAAGATGACTTAACGCATAAACTTATTGATATTGTGCGAAATAACCAACGTCTTCGAGATAAGATCGATAAAGGTGACTCTGCAGACATTATTGACAAGTATACAGATATTCTACAGTTTGATGTAGCAACATATGTTGATAATGATATTAAAGGATTGCCTCCTGCAGCCCAACGTTCGGGTCGCCCTTTGAAAACACTAAAGTCTCGTCTTGGTGCTAAAACTGGACGTGTTCGTGGAAACTTGATGGGAAAACGTGTTGACTTTTCAGCACGCTCCGTTATTACTCCTGATTCAAATATCGATGTCGATGAACTTGGTGTACCGGAAGAAATTGCTATGAATCTTACATTTCCAGAGATTGTATCTGCATACAACCGTGATAGATTGATGCATTACATTCGGAATGGACCGTCAAATTATCCTGGTGCCAAATCTGTATTCTTGAAAGAAGACCAACGCCCAATTTCTCTAAAATATGTGAGCCCAGACATGATCGACTTGAAGGACGGCGATACAGTTCATAGACATCTAATCGATGGCGATGTTGTCCTATTTAATCGCCAACCATCGCTTCACAAGGGTTCAATGGAATGTCATCGCGTTCGAGTACTTCCATGCTCGACATTCCGACTCAATGTTTCTGCCACAAAACCTTATAATGCAGACTTTGATGGTGATGAAATGAATATGCACGTACCTCAAAGTATTGCAGCTGCAACAGAAATCAAATATTTAGCTAGTGTATTGCAACAGATCGTATCTCCTAGAACGAATGCTGCAATCATCAGTGTGTTTCAAGATACACAAACTGGAATTTATCGTCTTTCACAACCGGAAGTATTAATTCCAGAACATGTTGCTATGAATATTCTTGCAAGAATGAAAAAGCCCATTTCTACATACATTCGTCAGAACAAGCATTTATCTGGGCAAGATGTCATCTCAAGTGTATTTCCCGCAATTGATTTCGCGGGAAAGGTCACTGTAAAAAATGGGAAGCTGGTAAAAGGTGTTTTGGATAAAAGCGCATTTGCCTCAACAACACACGGTCTGGTTCATATGTTGTTCTCCGATTTTGGACCACAACGTGCTGGACAGTTTATTAACGACATTCAAAATATTGTAACTAAATACAATCTGTATACGGGATTTTCTGTGGGTCCTTCAGATCTTACAACAAATAAAGACACAGATGAAATTATTAAAGAAAAGCTGGCTGAAGGTAGACGCAAGGTTTCTGAAATCTTGTCTGCTGTTCATTCTGGAGACTTTCTCAATGGAACTGGTCGTCCAGATGGCGAAGAGCTAGAGAACCAAATTCTCAATGCTCTTAAGACAGTTGCATCCTCAATTGGCGATGAATCTATGAAGAGTCTTCCAAAAACAAACCGAATGGTTCAGATGGTTCAATCGGGTTCAAAGGGTTCGTCTCTAAATATTACGCAGATGCTTGGTCTTCTTGCTCAGCAGCAGGTTGCTGGTAAGCGAATTCACTTTACTTTGCAGGATCGAACACTTCCACATTTCACGAAGTTTGATGATGGAATGGAATCCCGTGGATTTGTTGAGAACAGCTTTATCAGCGGATTGCGCCCTGCCGAATTCTTCTTTCACGCTATGGGTGGTCGCGAAGGTTTGATTGATACAGCCGTAAAGACTGCAGATTCTGGGTACATTCAGCGTCGTCTTGTAAAGTCTATGGAAGACTTGCATGTGGCGTATGATGGTTCCGTCCGAAACTCGGCTGGCTCGATTTTCCAACATCATTATGGTGGTGACGGAATTGACAGCGTTTCAACAGAATCTCAGCCTATCGAACTTGGTATAATGACCATGGAACAAGTTTATAGAGAGTTCGGAGCATCTAAGACAGATTTTGAAGGTGTAGTAGAAGGTGAAGTCGGAGAAAATCCCCCAGATCTTGTAGATCAGTTATTGGTAGATCGCGATGATCTCATTAAGAATGTATTTCGGTACAAGAAGGGAACAAATGTAATGGCACCTGTTCCTCTGAAACGTATTGTGGAAAAGTTTACAAACCCATATGCAACCAAAACAAATCTCACACCCGAATATGTAGTTCAAAAACTTAATGACCTATGTCAAGAAGAGTTCATTTCACACAACAAGTTATTTCATGTTCTGCTTCGATATTATTTGGCACCAAAGAAGTCAATCATTACTCTTCGTCTTACTAAAGATTTGTTTGATGAGTTGCTGAAAGAGGTACAACATAGATACATCAAAAGTCGTGTTCATCCTGGAGAAATGGTTGGCGTTATCTCAGCTCAGTCGATCGGAGAGCCTACGACGCAGCTTACACTGAATACTTTCCATTCAGCGGGAACTTCTAAAGCGAATGCTACTGCAGGAGTACCTAGATTTTCGGAGCTAATAAGTGCATCACACAATCCTAAAAATCCAATGAATACTATCTATCTCGATTCCAATATTGCATCTTCGCAAGTGGATGCTCTTTCTAAGATGAAGGATATTCAGAAAACAACTCTTCGTGATATCACAAAATCTGTACGAATTTACTATGACCCGAATCCTTTATCACCAGATACGGGTGTACAAGAAGATCGCGAAATTCTTGAAACATATCAGAAGTTTTCGGTAACTCAGAAAGGTGTTATGTGCTTGTCGCCTTGGATTATGCGTTTAGAACTAGATATGATGGAAATGGTATCTCGCCGTATTATTGACACAACATTAATCCAAGCAAAAATTGAAAATAATAAAGTTCTAAAAATATTTGGATGTGTTCATACTGACGACGGTTCTCCAGATAAAATGATTCTGCGAATTGTATTTAGCAAGGAAACAGTGAAGAATGCTTTGTCGCTTCGATTTGTCGAGGAAAAGTTATTGGATACTGTTCTGCGAGGTGTTGATGGTATTGGAAAAGTTTATATTCGTGAAGTCAATGACGAGGTTATTTATGATACTCTAGTTGGCGGATATACTCCTACGAAACAATATGTTCTTGACGCAGAAGGTACTAATCTTCTTGATCTTGCGACTGTGTCTGGCGTGGATCCCATGAGAAACTTTTCAAACGATATTCATGAAGTTTTGGAAGTGTTTGGAATTGAGGCAGTTCGCGTAGTGCTGTTCGAGGAACTCAATGAAGTATTTAAATCAGGAGGTGAAGTTGTAAACTATCATCACATGATTACGTTGGTAGATACTATGACATATCAAGGTCGTATTACTGAAATTAACCGTTTCGGAATGAACAAGAGTGAAAATGGTGTATTGGCAAAATCGTCTTTCGAAGAAACTTCTAAACATCTATTTAATGCAGCTATTACATCAGATCTAGATTCTATGAAGGGAGTATCTGCAAACATTATGTTCGGACAAAAGCCTCCTTGTGGAACTGGTTTCGTAGACATTTTAGTAGATGAGACAAAACTTCCAGAAGGGACTGAAGAGGATTTATCTGTATTCGAAGCCGATCTTTCTGCAGCAAACAAAATTATAGAAACTCGTGAAAAGGAGGAAGCAGAACAAGGATCTATTAGAATGGAAGACATTGCAACCGAGTGGTAGAAAACGGATTTGCTGATTTAAAAAATAAAGAAATAATAATCTGTAATGTCTGATTATCCTTACAATCGTGGTGGTCGACGTGATCCTCATTAGTTAGCGCATCAAAGAAAAACACTTGAATCCCTAGAACACAAAAAGAAAGCATTGGGCAAGACATGGTTTTCGTATGCAATAAGAATGGCTGAAAAGACATATAAGCCTAAAGCATAACTACCAACTCCAAGAACCACCAAAACCCGACTGATACACTGCTAAAGATTTTGGATATTTTTTGTTTAAACAATCATGTAACAACTTATCATCTTTGGTGATACATTGATTAGGTTGAGCAGGACGATACTCGGAATCATTCACCATGAATGGATAGATTTTTTCGGTTTCAATTACATGTACATTATCTCGAGGTTTAATCCCTTTACGAAAAAGATACGGACCTGTTTCTTGATTAATGCGAACATTATGGAAATCAATTTCTGATAATGTTGCTGGATGCAATAATCGTTTTAAAACTATACAACCCGGAACGCATGCAAAAAAACCATTTGAAATGTAATGACCAGCCATTCCTTTACATTTCAATCCACAAGGATCTTCATTCGCTACAATAATTTCAAATTTCTTATTTGAATCAATATATTTGCAAAATTCATCACTGATTTCAAAGAGTGAATCTAAATAAATTCCTCCAAAACGATGAAGAAGTTCATATCGAGCTAAATCTGCTACTTGTGCATAGCGAGATTGTCCTATTTTTTCACCAATTTCCATGGAAGTTTTAATATATTTCCATGTAATCGGCAACGTTTCTTCTTTCATGTCATCATTCGTCCACAGTTTATATACAAAACCATTTCTTTCTGCTATCTCTTTTACACCTGTCATAAGATTGTATCGAACAGAAGATTTTTCTAATGGATTTCCAAACCATATTTGATGTAGCATTTTTGGAACTTCTCGTTTTATGGAGACATATAAAGGTTCATTAAAAAAATGATTACGTTCTACAGCTCGTAGAGTATTGCCTTTTTTATTGAATATTTTTTTGCAGATATCTTGAGTATTCTTGTAAAACACTAATAAATTACGTTTTAATTCAATTTGTGTTGGCGAAAGTTTTGTATCAATCCCAAATGTTTTCGCATAAGGAAAATGTTTCTTAACTATTTTATTAATCGTACGATGATGTTCATGCCCATATTCACCTTGCGAATTGTGAGTCAAAACTAATTTCCACGAATGCGTCGATAAGTCTGCAAGACCTTTTTCAAACGGAGTTCCAAAAAATTGGGAGTCAGATTCTTCTTCATTATCTGTATATATTTCTTTTACATCGTACATTATGTATCGAGTAACATTGCAAAAAGACATTGTTTTATAAAATTCTAGTGATCGTACAGGATCGCTTAGATGTGAAGCACACACGACAAACCATCCTGGTTCTAAAAGTAAATTCATTCCTCCCCATAATACTTCATCGTCTGGATGAGCGACTACGAGGAGTTTATCCACGTTCATTATTTAGTTCATTTAATTTAGTTAGAGTATGCTAGACCACCCATACCCGACATAATTCGCAGAATGTTGTAGTTAATTGCATATACACGAATATCGGCATTTTGGTTATCTATATTCGAGACGTTCTTTGCACCATCAACACTGAATACTAGTGTAGCAGTATCAATTCTAGAAAAATTGCAAGTTCCAGATGGCTGATGTTCTTCAGGCTTTAGAGCAAACGAGTAGACGTGTACTCCAGATTTTGCAACACTAGTATTAATGAAAGTATTAGAAACATCTTCATTCGGAGCTACTCCAGTGTGATGCTGAAATGGTTGCACATTAGAAAAATAACTAGCAGGTAATGACGGTACACGATCTTGACCGTTGAGTTGTAATGAGCAATCATAAATTAAACTATCGTATGTTAGTGGAGATGTGTAGTCTACATTAAAACCCGTTACAGGAGGAGTTATGTTGCAATTCTTTCGCCACGAATACTGCGTTACCCATATTAGTTCTTTTACAGGATGATTGAAAGTCAAATCAATTCTGTTCTGAGCAGTTGTGAACCCCTTGTCCTCATTAAACTGCGTCTGCTCAATAAGATACTCGTGCGACTCCTGTGCCATACGGCGGCGTTCATCAACATCAAGATAAATATAGTCTACCAATAGATTACACTGAGCAGGTCCTGCACTTGTCTGCTGCGCATAAAGACCACCTGGAGGTCTAAAAATAAGTTTTGCTTTATTCCACAAAATATTAATTTTAACCTCGTGGTACTGAAGAGCTATTAAAGGAAGAGCAGCACCGGGATTTCTGGAAAAGTAGAACATTAGAGGAATGTATGAAATATCAGTACGAGTTGGGCGACCACTTGCAGCGCAACTATTGTTAGCACCACTAAAAAATTGAGTGCGCACCATCATATCCATTTTATCCGCGTCAGTGTAACTGAAAGCTAAACAGCTCCACAAAAACATAAATTCGCCATAAAGACGATCAATCACTTGACCACCAATATCAAGCTCAACGTATTCTAATAGATTGAATCCTGCCATTCTATTGTTATTGTATATCGGTTCACCAGCATCAGCTCCTGCTTCTACCTCAAGATATGCTGAAGAAATTAGGTCAGCATGGCGACCCAAAATTGCAGAGTGTTTCGTACCCCACGCGGCTTGACCCGTTAGATTCACACGAAACGGCTCCATCGCAAAGTTCGTGTGACGCTTAAAAAGTCCTCGCCAGAAAGTGATTTGAGGATTTCCAGTTAGGTATGCGTCCTGTGCACCATAAGCAACAAGTTGTAGTAATCCGCCACCCATTTGTCTTTATATGTTAGATATAAACCTTTTTTCAAATTCAACGACGGCGAGTTTTACCTCCTCGGCGACGACGACCGCCTGGAGCCGTTGGTTCTGGTGCATCAATACTCGCACCCATAGGTTCAGTTGGAGAATTTGTTGGCTTCTCAGGGTCTTCATTGCCACCCTTCTTCTTATACGAATGCTTCGCGGTTTTTAGAACGTGCGAGAACCACTTCTTTCCCATTTCTTTCTTCTTACCCTTTTCCTGCTTCATTGTCTTCTTTACATGCATCAACCACTTGCTCATTTTATTTAAACGAACAGATTTTTTAAACAGTGACGGAATAGATTGGAGTAATATGTTGCATAGGTTGATAGGAAACTGCAGGGTCGGGCATAGCTGGTTTTTTGTATTTTTTGGGTCGGAGAGGTCGAAGCGCTGCCGGTTTGAGAACTAGACTATTCTCTTGAAATTCTCCAATATAAAGCTCCATCATACTATCAATCGAGCCATAATTCATCATAACCCATTGACAACCGAACGTAAACAATATTTGAGGATTGTTATTAACCAAATCTTCGCCAATATCAGGAACAACCATCGTGATATTATTGCGATTATAGTCAATTAGTTCATCATGATCATGTGGCTGAGAAGCTTGTGTATATGTCATTCGTCTCAAGTGAGAAGTTGACCATGACATATTTACCAATTCTTCCATTAATGTCCCCTTTATTTCACCTCCACCTGATACGATAATAAGTTTACTTTGGAGATTGCATACTGGTTCTACAGCCAAATTTTTGCGAGCATAACTGTATTCTGAATCTAACATGTGAGATCTACACGTGGTCTTCAGAATTTCAGCTGCAGAATTAATAGTTTTTGATTTTTGAGTATGGAACACTAAACTTAGAACAAACGGATCTGAAGCAACAGGAGAGCTAATACTATTAAACGCATTATTTATAATTGAAACGCAACATGCTTGCAATGGAACTGTGTTATACGCATAATCTACACCCAATTTCTGGTTTTTGAGACCAACAACTGGCTTGTCATTGATATCCGAATACACATCTAACTCTACAAGACGAACACCTGCCTTAATTGCAAGAGGAAGAATGCTGTCACTTACATAATCGTATACCGCAGCTCCCGGAAAAACCGAGTAAGAAGAAGACGCCATATAAAAATCCGCAAGGCGATATTGTTTAGGTTGCGGACATCCTAGTGGTGCTAACTTCGTAACTTTTTGATATGTTGAAAATATTGGTTTTGCCTTTGCAATAGCTTTTGTATCAGAGGGGGTAAATGAAACCCATAAAGTGTATGCTACTCCAATAATTAGTACAGCCAGAATACTGTACTGCATTGTTGGCGAAATATTCTGGTTTATCCACTCCATTACTTCTTGCCGATAATAAATAGCAGCTCACGAAATCCCTGCATAACATCATCAGGTATTTTCTTGTCCATCGGTACACCCGTTAAACAACAGAAATGAAAAAGCAGACAATACATTCCACACTCGGAATCTTTGTACTGGTGTCGTGTTTTATTATAAGTTAATTCAGTTGGATTTGCATGTATTCTTAAACTGTCCCATTCTTCTTTCCATCGAAACATTAGACGTTGAATTTCTGGTTCAGGTTCTTTAGAATAGGAATCGAAATATGTTATGCGCGCATTGTTAAACTTTGGATGTATGTCCGCAAAAAGTGCAATCCAATGTTGACCAGGTCCTGTACTTACATCTGTATTAAATACAATTCCTACCTGCTTGAATCCCTTTTTGTAAAGATCTGAAAGTTTTAGTGAGCATAATGAGTTTATAATGCAGGTGCCTGTTTTTGAAGTTTTTCCAAAGTCTATTGGAATTGTACCCAGATATTTATATGTTTTGAATAAGTGTGCAAACTCTTTTTCGACATTATCAATATCTATTGACGAAAGCCATTCTCCAGGATTTTTCTCCCATTCAGAAGGAGCTTTTTGTTTTTTAAGCATGTTCGCTACTATACATTCTGCAGTTGCCGATTCGCATTTTGCGTGCATTCGGTCTCCAATTGTTTTCCATACTTTCGACATAGTTCCCTTTGGGATCGGTGGTTCTAATGGATGTTCTTCATTATACACGTTTCGTAAACTTTCCACCTGTTCGGCGTCCATTACTTTAAAAACGGATTAAGTTATACGAATAGTTTGTATGTTAAACAGAATGGATCCAATGTACAATCTCAAAGTTTGTGTCAAGCAGTATCGTGATCTGGATGATCAAATTCAGGAGTTAAACAAGAAAGTGTATGACATGAGGGACGAGCGACGACGAATTGAGGCACAACTAACTGAACTGATGACACTTGAACAGTTTTCCGATGTGAATAAGTTTGATATTAATGACGGAACAGTAATTTCAATCAAGAAACCAGGAACGTATTCGAAGGCATGGGGACTTTCGAAAAAGGATCTTAAAGATTACTTGATGGATGCTCTTGATGGAGCAACGGCTGTAGAAGTCTATGAATATATTATTAAGAAACATCAGCAAAAATTAGTTGCGACTGATTTTGATTTTATAAGAATTAGTTCTAAGTAATAGGATATGGAAAAGGAGAAAAAAAAGATTATGTTAGGCGGATTGGGGTTAGCGGATTTTTTTAACAAAAAGGAAGTTTCACCTATTGTTCCGAATGTGTCAAATATAAAAACTTCTAGAACTACCAGTGATTTGGATACTATTATGGATACAAATGAAAGTACTATTGAAGATTCTATTGCAATAGACAATAAGCTTCAAGATTTGGAATTGTCGGTAAAGATTTTTTCTATAATTATTTTGAACAGATTAAAAGACGAAAAATTTTTAAGCGGACTAAAAGAATGGTTTACGAAAATACCTTTGGAACAAATTAAAAATAGTTCCGAAGAACTTGTTAACAATAATATTCTGCCTTCATTACAATTTGGCAAATCAGGTGGAGAAGATGAAGATGAAAAACTAGGAAAACGTAAACGAAGACTTAGTGTAAATGCTCAAGAAAATAAGGATACTGATGCACTTCTTGAGGACCAATCAAAAAAAAGAGCTGCTAAGAGACAACGATTAGAAGAAAACAAACAACGAATAATTGAATTAGAAAAGGTTTTAGCAACTTTAGAAGGGTCGGTATTTGGCAAGTTTAAGGATATGCCCTATGAAAATTTACCCCAAGTTTTTAAAGAACTTTCCAAAGAAATATGCGAACCAAGGCAAACAAATGTTTTTGTAAAGGCACTATTTACTGACAAAATTGTAGAAGACTGGATAAAGGTTCATGAAAAGACATATAGAGCTATATATGAACTACACACGCCAAAAATGCAGTGTGAGAAGGCAGATACTTTATTGGGAAGAAGCATTCCTCCAAATTGTTATTTATGTGGTTATGCGATGGAAGGCAATGAAGATTTAGCCCCCAGTTGTGAACACGTTTTACCAATCATTCAAGCAATATTTTTTCTAGATTTGTATAGGCATAGAGATAAGGAATTCGGACCAGATAAAAAGAAATTGTTTTCATTCGAATATGAATGGGCTCATCGCAAATGTAATACTGCGAAAGAATCACATGGGTTTTTAGAAACTAGAATAGATAGCATGACAACCTTTCCAACGTGGGAGTTTTCTCCAAGCGGTGCTAGAACAATTTTAGAATTAATTTATCAACAAAATACAGCTATAAAGCAAAAAATAGGTAATGAAAAAAGCAAAGAAGAATGGATTCTAGCTCAAACCAAAATAATCAAAGAAACTAGAATAGATCAAATAGTTGAACATATAAAAAGTCAAGGTAATGGAGGAATGGTTGTAATGATGGGACTTAATAATTGCGTAGATCAAAGAAAACTAAGCTATGAGTTTTCGAAATTATTAGTACCGCAAGGTGGAAACCATAAAACTCGTAGAAAACTTAATAAAAAACGGACAACCTATCGTAAAAGAAGGAAAGTATAAACATGTATAATCCTTACAATTCGAAAAACCGCTTGTTTACCCGAACGGATATACAAGCGGTTCTGTTGAAGTACAAATGCGCATTTAAAGTTCATAATGCAAGTCTGTTTCAAACGGCAATGGTCCATTCTTCATACGTAAAGCGAGAAGAGTACACAGCACCAACAGGAGAAGTAATACAACTCGCGTCTCGCCCTGCAAATATGCTGGAACTATTCGATCAGTCATACGAAACGTTGGAACACCTCGGTGATAGTATTCTGGGAGCGACAGTTTCGACATACTTATTTAAGCGTTTCCCTTGTGAAAATGAGGGATTTCTCACAGACTTGAAAAAGGATATTGTTTGCAACGAAATGTTAGGAGAACTAAGTCAAAAAATAGGACTTGATAAGTTCTATATTATTTCAAGACATAATGAGGACGCATGTAACGGTCGAACAAACACAAAAAAACTAGGTGATATTTTAGAAGCATTTATTGGCGCGTTATGGATAGATTCCGAAAACAACTTTAAAGTTGTATATGACTTTGTAATTGCTCTTGTCGAAACACACATCAATATCCCAAAATTATTGATGAACAATCGAAATTTTAAAGAACAACTTCAAAAAATCTATCAATCAAAGTTTCATTATACGCCCAAATATATTGTATTATCTTCAGCAGCAAACGTGTATACGATGGCTGCGGTAGACGAGAATGGAGTTCATCTTGGTATTGGAACGGCTTCCACGAAAAAACAAGCAGAGCAATTAGCTGCAAAACAATCGATTGAAAAGTTTAATTAATTCAAAACCATACTTTTCTTTTCACGAGGAAGTCTTCGTACAAGAAGTTCACGCTGTGTTCCACCAACCGACATATCTTCAGCTCCATCTGGAATTCCTTCAATGGTGCGCAATACTTCCGCAACTCGTTGAGGTTGATCTGCAAATTGCAATAAAAGTTGGGTACGAATAACATTTCTTTTCAAAGCAGGACGAGATGTTCGCACACTTCTAGACACAGTTCCAATTCCGCTTCCCTCTAATGCAAAGTTGTCTACCTGATTATCTCGCATGAATTCCAAAATAGCTTCGGAATTCTTTATTTTTTTCTCCTTTAGTTCCTTAATTTGTTTGCGAAGCTCACGCTCTTTATCATCAAATCCAATCCACTCCTTCAAAGTATCCCGGATTTTTTGCGTTGTGTCTTCATCCGCCATTTTTTAGTGTTATGTTTAATCGTTGAAAGCCTCTTTCCCGCTGTAGGCGTAGTTTCGGGTACATTATCCTCAGCCTTTTCTGCATCCAATGTTTGATGATATTCTGTCATATACGGAACAAGCTCGGCTATATTTGGATGATTCTTTAGAACTTTTGCCATGTGCTCACCTTGAACAAGCGCCTTATTTAGAATAATACCAAGCCCAGGAACCCAATTTGCAATGTGTCCAATTGCTCCACCAAGATCACCTTCGCCTGCCGAAAGCGCAGTTGTAAATGCAGTAAGAACACCAGTAAATGGAGCCACTGCCAGTGCTCCAACAGGACCTGCAGCAACTTGACCAAGATCATTTGCAGAAGTTACACCTAACTCTGTTCCAGCATGAACTGACTCCAATGCAAGATCTGCAAACGGAATACTATTTTTCAATGTATCAACAGTTCCAGTTACTGCACCATACACAGAACTAATAGGTCCACCAACTATACCGGGAGTATAATCTCGAAGTACTCCTTTTACAGCAACATCTGTAAAAGGATATTTTGTATCACGCCCACCTTTTTGCTTTAACGCTTTCAATAATTGCTTTGCGGTTTTTTCATTGAAAATAGGTTGTTTTTTATCCTTATCGTAAAATGCAGATTCTTTAATTTCCTTTGTGGTTTTACATCCTTTGCGTTTCAAATAGATATACAAACTTATTATTTTGATAATTCTATCAACAAACTCCTTGTCTTTCAACTTGCGTTTTAAATCCCTGTACGCGCGTAACTCTTTGCGCGTAAAGGGAGGATCTTCATATATCCAAACCATTATTTAATTCGTATAAAATATAATGGATGTACAGGGGGATCAAGAAATAACATGGAATTC